GATTGCTTAATCATCAGAACCTACCTCAGAAATATAAATAAAGATTACTTCGAGAACGAAAGTAAAGGATATCAATCTTGGTGTGCAGACATGTGGGCTGTTCTCTGGAACCTCTGGTTGAGGGAACAAGAGACAAAAAACATTCCAGAAATGGAATTTGCATGGAGCTCAGATCATATATCCAAACTTGAGAGGGTGGGCATCCTGCATAATGCAGGAATTGTAGGAGATAGTCAGGGTGACATTCCTACATTCTATAAGGGCAAATACCACACAGGTGATAGTCCTTTTAAAGACCCACACATCTACGAGGTGCTTGATAGTGAGAAAAGCAGAACACTCTGTAATCACTACTACTTAAAACAGTTATTCAATATTAAAAACAAATATAATTTAGATTATGGCCACAATTGACAAACGCCCTCTCAAAGCTTATGTACGCTTTGACGGTTCTGGGAGAATTGTTCCCAGCAGCCTAATTCTCAGAAGGAAGAAGCCTAAGGTGGGTAAATGGGTAGAAATTCCAGCTTACGAGTGCTGCAATTATATAAGCACTACCACCACCACAACAACTGAAGCTCCACCACTATAAAATTTAAGACATGAGTAATAAACGAGATCTTAAATCTTACGTTAGGTATGATGGTTCTGGGAGAGTTATAGCTGGAAGTAATATTCTTCAGAGATCTAAACCAAAAGTAGGTAACTGGAAACAAACTCAAGCACATGAGTGTTGTGATCCGTTTATTGAAAGTGGGGACTTTCTCTTATTAGAAAATAGTACACAAAATAATCAGAATCTTCTTTTACAAGAAAACGGAGATCGTATAATTCTTTAAAATAACAAACAATGGCAGATAAAAAAATTTCACAACTCTCTAGTGCTACAACTCCTTTAACAGGAACTGAAGAATTAGCACTTGTTCAAGGTGGAAGTACAGTTAAAGCTACAGCTCAAGATGTAGCTAATTTAGCTGGAGGAGGATCGTACACATTATTTACAGGTTTATTGTATCAAGAAGTAACAAATGCTCCAACCTTATCAGTTTTAGAAAATACAACAGGGTTGACATTCACTCCTATTTATGCTAGTGTAGGTAATTATAAACTAAAAACTAACGTTGTGAATTCTATATTAGGTGATAAAACTGTAATATTTATAGGTCAAAACGGAATAGTAGATCTTTTTTTGGCAGGTGCTGTTCAAAATGTAGACAATGATGAAGTTTATATTTCTACACGGAGATGGAATGCTGGAACACTTGCACCTGAAGATGAAAGACTTTGGAATACACCTATAGAAATTCGTATCTATCCTTAATTTAATAGACATGAGTAACAAAAGAGATTTAAAAGCATACGTTAGATATGATGGTTCTGGTAGAGCAGTTCCTGGTGGTCTTATATTAAACAGATTCAAACCAGGTATGGGTAATTGGTCAGAGATCAATGCCTATGAGTGTTGTAATGGACCAGTACCGTCTTCATTCGTATTAAGATTAACTTTTAATAGTATTGAAAATGCAAGTATTCTTGTAGGAGATGCTTCTAATTTATCTGATTGGAATACTTTTTTTGATCTTCCTACACTTGGAAATTCTTTTACATCAGTAGAAATTGATGGTACAACAGTTGTGTTGTATGGTGCATCAGACATTACAGTTAAAGACTATCTTTTTCAAGCAAATAATAATTTGCTTCAGATTGTTGATACAGGGGCAATTATAGCAGGTGGAAAAATGTCTTTTTACAATTGTGACGAATTGACTCTTATAACACTTCCTAATTGTAAATCATTACCTTTTTCTGTTGAAGATGATTATGGATGTTTTGAAAATTGTGGTAATCTTGTAGAAGTTAATCTTGATACAATAGAAGTAATAGAAGACTCTTGTTTTTACGCTTGTATTTCTTTAACAACAGTATATGCTCCATTATTAAAAACTGTAACACCCACTAATATTTACGGAAGTTTTGCAAGTTGTGAGAGTCTTATCAACATAGACTTTCCTTCATTACAAACTGCAGGGGATGAAAGTTTCAATCAATGTTATGCAGCAACAACCGTGAATTTGCCGAATTTAACTACAATTGGTGATCGTTGTTTTGTAAATGCTCAAAGTCTTATTAATTTAAGTTTGCCTAGTTTAATTAGTGCTGGATATGGAGCTTTTTCATTTTCTTTTATTTTAAGTACAATAGACTTACCAAACTTAACTACACTAGGTGCAAATGCAATGCAACTTTGTGGAGATTTACAAGTGATAAATTTACCATCTTGTACAGATTTAGGAGGAACAGTTGGTGATGATAGTGTGTTTCTTACTGTTATAGGGAGTACAATCACTCTTACTGTACCTTCTGCACTTATGACTTGCAATGCTGGTAATCCAGATGGAGATATACAATACCTTCAGGCTAATAACACCGTAACAATAGTAACAGTTTAAACAAACATAAAATGGCAAAATCCCTATTTCCAGAAGACATGATGTCTAAATCAATATCATTAAACCTGGACTCAATCAAAGCTAAGTTGAATTATTTTCATCTACAGCTACACGAACTACACTGGCAAACTAAATCTTTGGCTGAACATTTAGCTTTAGGAGACGCTTATGAAATGGTAAGTGATATTAAAGATGAGATTGTAGAGAAAATCATGGGCTATACAGGAACAAGAACTAAAGCTATGCCTGTAGAAACAATTAAACAATACAGTGCAGGTATGCCTGATCAAGTGATTTCTGAACTCATGACTTTTGCAAAACAACTTGAAGAGTTTGGAGGTTCTAATGGAATGCCTGATATTGAAAATATAGCTCAATCCTTGTCTGGAAATGGTGCAAAAATTAAATATAGACTAACTCTATCGTAATGTTGACTGAACAAGAGTTTTTTGTACAGAGAGAAGAACGCATTAGAATTCTCAAAAACTGTGGTATATATGTCATACGCAATATTGTAAATGATAACATTTATATTGGTAGTAGTGTGAATATTAAAAAAAGATTCTGTCAACATAGAAATAGTCTAAGAAAAAACAAACATCACAACAAGTATTTACAGCGATCTTGGAATAAATACGGAGAGGAGAACTTTGAGTTTGTTGTAATTGAACATCATAGTTATCCAGAAAAGATTCTAGGAAGAGAAAACCAATATATACTTTTATATAATCCTGAATACAACAGTGTAAGGGTTAATAAAGAAGGTAGATTTGTTCTTTCAGAAGAAACTAAAAAAAGAATATCAGAATCAAATAAAGGTAAGTCTCATGGGGTAAGAGGACAAAAACCTTCTGAACAAACCCGAGTAGCAATAATACAATCAAATAAAAAAAGAACTGGAAAAAATAATCCAAACTCAAAAAAGGTAATTAATACAGTTACAGGTGAGATATTTGATTGTGCAAGAGAAGCTGCTCAGAGTATTGGAATTTCTAAAAATACACTATTAGCTAAGTTAATAGGAACTAGAAGAAATAACACCTCATTAAGATATTTGTAATGCAAGTACAAACAAAATTCTTCCCACAAGTGATGCCAGATAATGAATTAGCTTATCTGGCACATCTTCAGGGAATTATTGATTCTGTAGATGAGCTTTCAATATTAGAAGTGACAAGGCACCCTGATGCATACCACTTTAGGCTTGCTCCTTCCCTTCCAAAATACAACCAAATGTTATTGGAAGAGATATTGAAACTGCATAACTTATTACAAATTAAGTTGAATTTGTCAAAGAGTATAAAGAGCTCAGCAACAATTGTTTTTGAAATAGAATTAAATTAACATATGCCACATTACATCAAAACTGGATATTGGGCCCTAGAAAAGAACGGATATAAGGGCTGGTTGAATTTAGAAGACATTATTCCTGGTGGTTCAGGAGGAGCTTCAAGTGTTACAAAAGCTGAAATAGATGTATTGATTTCTTCAAATGCACTTGTTCCAGGGAGCACATATATTATATCTGGAGTGGATGTGCCTTTATATGGAGGAACAACAGTTATACTCAAGGCAGCTACAACTAACGAACTTGAGCTAGCTGGACATGGTATTTTCTACAACCCCAAGTATTTAAACTCTCAAGCAACACCTAACAATGGATATGGAATATATAATAGCTATATGTTCCCCACAATAACCAATGTTGTAGGTGGTGCATTTAGCAATGGTGATACAATCACTGCAGACAATGGAGCCACAGCTACATTTGTAGCTTTGAATGTCTTGATATTCTTGACAGGAGATTGGTCATTAGCCACAACTATTGATAATGGATTAGGTGTAACAGCAGACATAACAGGTGCAGTGAGCCCATCTTACACAATAGGTCAGGACGCAATTTGGGGAGGAAAACATTGGACTAATCTCACAGGAAACGTAGGGTCATTTGTTGATAAACATACACTAGATGCTGTTAATTGGCAAGAAGTTCCTTTTAATAGTACAGATTATAATGTAGAAATAGATGTAATACATTATGACTACATCCATGACATGATTATCAGAAGAAAAGATAGGTGGGATAATGATGTTGATGGAAACTTCCAAGTATTTTATGAATTTGCTAGTCCTGATGTATTTGTATTTGGTTTTGGTAACCCTATCAAAGACTTCCAATGGGGTAATGGTAATGAAGATTTTAACACTATTGATTATAATTCCATTGGTGTTCAATCTAATTATGTAAAAGATTCATATTTAGAATGCATTAATTTCATTGGTAGTTATTTGTGGCATAATACATTGACACAAAGAAGTTATATGTACAATAATATAACTGACGTTAATAGTTCTATCTCCAATAACACATTAACTAGTAATGGTAGAATATACGATAATACATTGGCTAATAGTAGTATTAATAATATATTAACTAATAATAGTTCTATCTACAACAACATATTAAGTAATTCAGGTATAGGCGATAACACATTAACTGCTGCTAGTATCGACAGTAACATATTGACTATTGGTGGTATATTGAATAACACATTAACTAGTAGTAATATTAGTAATAACACATTAACTAGTAGTAGTAGTATTTATAATAATACATTAGATGATAATAGTAGTATAACAGAAAATGCATTATCTAGCAATTCTAGAATGGCCAATAATACGCTAAATAGTAGTGTTTTTTCATCTAATGTATTAAATGATAATTCAAAGATAGATAATAGTGATGTATACTCATCTGAAATACTAAACAATCAATTAGATGTTAGTTCGACAATAGAAACTAATACACTTTCTGCTTATTCTGAATTTTCAGACAATATATTATCATCTTCTATGATTTTGAATAACTCAATAAACGATAATAGTAGTATTAATTTTAATACACTTAATGGTTCTATTATTAGCTCAAATGTATTAAACGGTCAATGTACTATTGGTGGTTCCGCATTGACTAGTAGTAATGTTCTTAATAACACATTGACTAATAGTAGTACTATGGATAGTAATACATTATCTAGTAATAGTGGTATTTATAATAACAGATTAGATGCTAGTTATATTAATAGTAACACATTAACTATTAGTAGTAATATAGCTAATAACACACTAAGTAGTAGTACATTTAATTTCTCATCAAGTGGAACTTTAACAGGAAAAACAATATCATATATAGAAGCTAATTATGCTAATGCAACATTTGACATATCAGCAGCTACTATAATTTATGGTGACTATTCTAAACAAATATTTAAAAATAGTGCAGGAGTAGTAAGACTTGGGTATTATAACGCATCAGATGTATTCACTGTTGTTAACGTAAATGCCTAAAATAAATTTGGTAATTTCATAAAAATTACATATATTCGCCCCTAAAACCAAAAATTTAACGTATGGAAATCGTAAAAGATCAAGAACAACAAGCAACCCCTCCTAGCTATGATCCTAATAAGAAGTACAGATGGTCAGAAGATGATCTATTTGTCGTATCTGGAGGAGAATTTGGTGTATTGTTAAACGCTCTTCGTGCTGTTCTAAACACTCCAGAATCCCAGAGAATCCTTCTGGCTGACAAGGCTAATCAAATTGTTGAACAAGCCCTGGCTAGAGCTGTAGAAAATGGTGTTGTTAAGGAAGTGCCTGAAGAGGATAAAAGCTCATTGTAATGGCAAAGGTTAAAAAAGCTCAATTCGGTACATCTAAGTCAGATTCTTTGATGAAAGAGTCTAACAGAAAGAAAGCATTTGCAAGAACACAAGAGGAAATAGGAAATTCTCAGAAAAAGTATATAGGAAAACCTATTGACTCTTTACTTAAATCTCCAGGATGGGGTGGCATTAATAAAAAACTTGGTAAAGACTCTAGATATGCTGTATCAGAAGGTAAGTTAGTTACCTATCCAGGTACACTAAGTCCAGAAGAGAGATTGGAGATTGCTAGAAAAGCTAAAGAATCTGCAAAGAAAGATTCGATTGAATCTGTTAAATCTAAGAAAATGAAATCTGGTGGTAAACAAATGATCAAACGTGCTGATGGAAGCTATTCTCAGAGAGGTCTCTGGGATAACATCCGTGCTAACAAAGGCTCAGGTAAGAAACCTACAGCACAAATGCTCAAACAAGAGCGTAAAATAAAAGCACAGTCTAAAAAGAAATAACTATGGCAAAGGCAAAAAAGGCTCAAAAAGGTGCATCTGTAGATTCAATAGGTTACTACAAGAAGAAAGCATCAGACTTTCAAGACTCTACTGAAAAGTATAATGAGAAAGCACTTAGGTATATTGACAAAATGACTCCTGCTCAAAGAAAAGCAAAAGGAGTTTCTAAGACAACTAAAAGTGGCACCACTACTTACAAGTATAAGTCTGGTGGTAAGGCTGCCTCTAAGAAGAAATGAAATTCTGTGGCATCCATATAATAGAATTAGATAAAGACGGATTATGTTCAATTTGTTTGATAGAATCTCAGAAGTGATGGCTACAATTAAAAAACTACTGCAATCTGCTCCAAGGATGCGCAATGTTACGCCTGTTCCTAATGGTCCCTTGGTTAAAAAGAAAGGACCTGAGAAAGGATCTACCCTCAAAAAGGGTGGAAAGGTGACTGTTGAAGCTGGTGGTGAGAAGCATGTGGTTTATAAAGCTGCTAAAAAGAGTGCCAAAGCTAAGCCTGGAGACATAATTGTAAACCATCCTACAAAGGATAAGGGTCAATGGGATACAATCAACCTCACCAAGAAGGCTAAATCCAAAACTGTAAAGGAAGGTGTAGCTGCTACAAAGAAGTGGCACAAGGACAACCCTGATTATAAATACAAAAAGTCTAAATAATGGAAAAAGCAATGTCAAAAGCTAAAAACATCTCTGCAGGTGTTGGTGGCAAACGAAAGAAAGCTCCTATGGTAGATCCAAAAGGTGCTTGGACAAAGGTGCAACAGCGTACAATTGGTGCTAAGGGTAAATCCTCTAAAAAGAAATAAAATGGCAACAGTTAAAAAGATTAAAAAAGCTCAAAACGGTAAAGAGGTTGGAGATTATTTTTGGAAAGATCCTAAATATAAAAATTTTGGTGAGGGTTCAAAAAAACCTATGACAAGTGTTGTAAAAAGCAATGATAAAAATTATAGAAAGAAAACAACACATCTAATTGATGAAGATAATAATCGTGTAGCAAGGGATATAAAAGAAAAAAGAACAGTTAAAGGATTTTTAAAAGGAGCACCAAAAGCAGGAGGCAGAATGGTACAAATAGAAGATCTTAAAAAAGGTGGTAAAGTTACTAAATCTAGGAATGGAGCTAAATTAAAAGCTAAAAAGAAATAACCATGGCTACAGATAAAAAGTGGATGCAAAAAGCTGCTGCTTCTATCAAACGTAGAGGTACAGAAGGTAAATGCACCCCTATCACCAAACCTGGATGTACAGGAAAAGCTAAAGCTCTGGCTAAAACATTTAAGAAAATTGCTGCAAAGCGAAAAGGTAAATAATGGCAACAGTTAAAAAAGTCATGAAATCTGGTGGTAAATCCCCAGCCTGGCAAAGATCTGAAGGAAAGAATCCTGAAGGAGGCTTGAATGCTAAGGGTGTTGCTTCATATAGAAGAGAAAACCCTGGATCTAAGCTTAAGATGGCAGTAACCACACCTCCTTCAAAGTTAAAGAAGGGTAGTAAGGCTGCCAAAAGAAGAAAAAGCTTTTGTGCAAGGATGTCAGGAGTTAAGGGTCCTATGAAAAAACCAAATGGTAAACCTACTAGAAAAGCATTAGCATTAAGAAAATGGAACTGCTAAAATATTAATAATGGCAAAGATTAAAAAAGTAAGAAAGTATCGTGAAGGTGGGGACATTGAATGTCCTCCAGGTGCTGGTGGAAAGTGTAGACCTGTGCGTATGAAAGGTTCAAGCTATAGCAGTGAGTCTTATAAACCAGGTAAGACACCTAAAGCTAGTAAACAAGATGATATCAGATCTCGAATTCTTTTGGAATCACGTGAAGCATATGAAAGGGATTTCCCTGGAGATGTAGCTCCTAAAGGATTTGAAGGTGGTGAAGATAAAAAAGGCACTCGCTGGAAAACTGTTCCAGGTAAAGGAATTCGTTATAGCGGTCAGGCTATCAAAGGTAAGAAAGGAGTTAAGGTGGTAGCTAAAAAAGCTGCTGTTAAGAAGGCTGTAGTTAAAAAACAATCTAAAAAGAAATAAAATGAAAGTTAAAAAAGCTCAAGTTGGTAAGTCTATGCCTAAGAAAAAGGCTGCTGTAGATTCAGTTCGTAGTGAAATGTTTCCTGATAAGATGATCCCTAAGTCTAAATCTAACTACGCAACAGGTAAGATTGCTAAGATGGTGGAATCAGGTAAGCCTAAAAAGAAAATGAAAGATGGTGGTAAGTCTTTTCCAGATCTGAACAAAGATGGTAAAATTACCAAAGCTGACATTCTTAAAGGACGTGGTGTTATTAAGAATGGTGGTAAGATGGCAAAGAAAGCCAAGAGTGGAATGAAGATGGGTAAGTGTAAATATGGCTGCAAGTAATGAAAGCAGGTAAACCAAAAAAGGCACCTAAGGTTAAGAACCCTAGGCCCAAGGATAATTATATGAAAGAAGCTGACACAAAGCTTAGGCTAAAGAGTCCTCAATGGCCTATGAAACAGAAGCGTCTTTCTAAATGATAAAAGCCCCGTTATGGGGCTTTTTTATTAGAGGTTAATTAGAGTTTTATAAGAGGAAGCTGATGTGGCGTTATCTATATAATACTTGAATTCTTCATTGCTTCTAGCTTCTTCCAGGGAGAATTCCCAAGGATAATGTCTTGCTACGTATGGGAATGTTGTGCTTCCTCCTCCTATGAAATACCATTGTTTGGAATATAGAGCAAATGTTGTATCAGTGTGCACATCTACATATACACCATTCTCAATATTAGATTTATCCCAACGGTCTTTTTCATATTTGTGAAGACGTTGATAATAAGGAGATTTATCCTCCACTCTCTGCCAATCTAATCCTAGCCCCACCTTCTCAAGATGTGGCAGAGATTCAAGCTTATCCTTCAGGTATAGGAGTGTATCGTTGGGCGTGTTCTCCAATCCCATATCTGAATCAGTTACAACATAGTATTTAGCTTTTAGGTTATTTACAGCTTGACACAACCATGGAGCAGCCATACCTAAATTAGCTTGATATATCACCTTACATGGATTGGTTTTGTACCAATCTAATAGGGGTGGGTAGGTAGAACCATTATCTACAATAATGATTTCTCCTACACCATCATACCTACTGATTCTTTCCACCATAGCCTTGGGCCATGTAAGAAGATCTCTATTGTTAATTATTACTGGGATACTCATTTCTGTATGATTAACATCTTTCCTCCACAAGCTAAATCCAGGAAGCTGTATTTCTTATCATTTGTAACCAACCAGTCCACTATAGCTTTCACAGTGTCATCTCTCCTTGCATATGAAGCATGTAGGTCTTCTATAAAATAGAATCCTCCAGCCCTCAGGTAGTCCCACAAAATCTTGAAAGATGCTACAATATGATCATGTTGGTGAGATCCATCATCTATTATGAAATGAGGAGCTCCTGAAGAGACAATTACATCCTCCATAAACTCTTTATTTGACTGATCACCAATATGAATAATCGACTTATCTGAAGAGTGTATGTAATTACGGACATTTGGATCAATATCCACTCCATGGATTACTAGTTCTGGGTTGTATTCCTCCCACATTCTCATAGAATCTCCATGCCACACACCAATCTCTAGGAGTGTAAATTTTCCTTTCTCTGGAATATACTTATCATATAACTCTGTATATCCATGTTTCTCGTAATACTCTGTGCCTTTATCCACCGTGTGGTAATTAGCAATATCTGTAAGTCTTCCCATAAAATTAATTGTGTACGAATAATACTTTATCCACCTTAGCAATATGCTGTTGTGGAAACTTTTCTTTAAAATGTTCAACAAACCAACCATCAGCAGCATAATCTGTACCAAGTTTGATTTGTTGGGCTAAATCTCTACGTGTAGCAAATGCTCCCATATCAATTTGCCCTCCTGCTGGTCTGCATTTAAAATAGGTGTAATGATAATGTGAATGCACCATATCCCAATAAACCATTCCCACCTTCACTTCACACAATGGTCTTATTTCCTGTACAAAGTTTGGTGTGTAATAGTTGTCATCACCAGTCATGATGATGTAATCAGCTGTGCTCATTTGTTTACCTATCTCTCTAGGTGTATGTCCCCAATCATTATACCTCTTGTCTGTAACTGTATATCTTATCCTGGGATCATCAATCCTATTAATTATTCCCAATATCTCATCAAGATGATCTGTCCCATCTATAACAACATTAGCTCCCCAGTGCCCATCGGTTTGGGCAACTAGGGATGCTAACATGGATGCAAGGGGAGCAGGTCTATGATAAGTTGGTATTATGAACTCTACTAACATAATCTTTAAACATTGTTACATAATCGTGTTTCCAGTGAGGTCTCAATTGTACATCTCCTGTAGGGATTTGTCCTCTCACTCTTAAAAGTTCTACGTGAGCTGAATGTCTTTGTATAACATTTGGTCTTGTTCCATCGTCTGTACCCATCCCACTCATGTGATAGCCACGTCCTCCCCATACATAAACCCAACTAGCTTCATTATATGGAGGTTCAGCAAACACTATATTATCAGGAACCGTTTGTTTAATCTTTACAACAAATGTCATATCATATCCAGCATTCTCAATTGGATGTCCACCAATCTGTTCCCATATCTTTCTGCTGAACACAATTCCTGAATTACCCACGCCTGAAATTGATTCAATCTTGGGCATATTCATAAATATGGCTCTATGCCAGTGAAGAAGATCTGAACCTGGGACAAAGTATTTAGCTACATTCTTTAAATGCCAAGGCATAGCTC